CAGCACCCTTGCCTTTGAAGGTTTTAGGTGTAGCATTAGAGGTAGTATACTAAAATGGGCGTAGAAACAGCATTATTTATATCAGCAGTAGGTTCAACATTATCCTATAAAGCTAATATGGATGCAGCTAAAAATAAGGCAAAAAAATATCAAGAAATTAGGAAGGTTGCTGCATTAAGAGCTTTACAAGAGGCTAATTTAAGAACAGATCAAGAAACTATAACTTTATCTAATAATAGAACAGTAGCAGGTGCTGCAGGTATTTTAGACGATAGTAGATCTTTTATAGCTATACAAAATAAAGTTAAGAGTGATGCTGCAAAAGATTTAGGAAATATAAGATTAAATGGTTTGTTAGCTCAATCAGATTTAGATGTTGCTACAGTTAATAATAAACTAGATAGACAATCTTTAACATTTGGATATTTATCTGATATGGGAAGTTATGCATACACAGGATATGCATATAACAATCCACCTACAGAGGCGAAAGAAGATTAATGGCTTTAGATAGAGGAAAAAGAACAACATTACTATCAACTGAGATGGGTGTAAATGTACCTCAAGCAAGTGAAGTAGGTTCAGCTATATCAAAGTTTGGTGATACTGCATTAAAGATTGCAGAAAATCAAGCAGCTATTATGGATGAAATATGGAAAGGTGATTTTAAAGTAAAAACTGCAAAATTTTTGAATGATTTATCTATAGAACAAGAAGCTATGGCTATGCCTGATTTAACTCAAGCACAACAAAGTATTATTGGCTATAAAGAAGAATTAATTAATTCATCATCTGCAAGATACAAAAAATATATAGAAAATTATTTAGATCTGAAAGGAATAGATACTCTTGATACTTTAAGAAAAAGATCAAATGCAATCATGTTTAATAATGTAAGTGGTGCAATTGATAATGAGTTAAGTTTAGTAGTAAATGGTACATATTCTAAAATAAATAAACTATTAGAAGATCCAGATATAATTGATGCAGAGGGTTTTAGAACTGGAGTAGAAGATATATTTACAAATGCAGCATTAGATATAAATGATATTAATTTTAGTACTGCACAATCATTAAATCCGATAGATTACAATGATGAGTATATTAGAAGCAAAGTAGATAGCAATTTTATGTTATTAGAAACAAATAGAATGTATGGAATTGCTTTATCAATGTTTAAAGGCGTAGATTTTACACAACCAGATCAAGTAGCACTTGCAGAAGCTAGAGTATTACAATTTAAAGAAGATTATATAAGTGGAAAAGAAAAAAGATTAAGCAATAATTTTAATCAAGATCAAATTAATCAATTAGCAGATGCATTACAACAAAATGTAGAAACTATAAAAGCATTTAATGCTGCAGCAATAGAACAAGGAGTAGCTGTTGCTAATTATGCAGAATTAGTAAATCAAAATAAGATGAAAGATGCTATTGAAAACAATTCGGTAGTTTCTGCTGCTTTTTATGCAAACACAACTATAGATACATTGTATGGTCAATTAGAAGCTTTAAATTTAAATGAAGATGCAGATTTAATTCAAACATTTATGGATAAAAAACAAATCTATAGTTATTTTGATGATATTTCTAAAACAGAACAAGTTAATCCAAATTATGTAGATACCTATTTTGCTCATGTAACTGGAAATTTAAATATAGATATAGATAAAGATGATTTAAAAGAGTTTAGTAATTCATATGTTAGAAATA